AGAACTGGAAGCAGTATCTGAAGAGCAAGAAGTTGAAGAAGAAGTAGTAGCAGAAGTAGAAGAAGAAGTAGAAGAAGAAGTAGTAGCAGAAGAAGAAGTTAAAGAAGAAGATAATTCTGAATTAAACGAAGCTTTAGAAACTATTAACACTTTACAATCTCAACTACAAGAAGTAAACCTTCTTAACGCAAAACTTATGTACGTTAACAAAGTATTTAAAGTTAACAACTTAAGTGAAGCACAAAAAGTTAACATTATCGCTGCTTTTGACAAAGCTGAAACGGTAAAAGAGGTTAAATTGGTATTCGAAACTGTTTCTGAAAACGTAGTAGCTAAGAAAAAAACGGCTATTAAGGAGTCAAAATTAGGTATGGCAAGCAAAGCTACTGGAACTACTGCAAGTAAGCCAGAAGTAATATCTGAAGTATCTGATGCGGTTAAAAGAATGCAAAAATTAGCTGGAATCATTTAATTAAAAAATTTTAAAAACAAAAAACAATCATGGAAATTAATTCTCTATTAGAAAGTGCAAACGGATACAAAAGCTTACAAGCTGATGCATCTAGACTTGCCGACAAATGGGCTGCTTCTGGATTGCTTGAAGGATTAAACGCAAAAGACGCGACTAACATGTCAATGATGTTAGAAAATCAAGCAAAACAAATTGTAGCTGAACAATCAAGCACAAGTGCTGGATCTGCTTTTGCAGGCGGTGCTGGTGAGCAATGGGCTGGAGTAGCTTTACCTTTAGTACGTAAAGTATTCGCTCAAATCAGTGCAAAAGACTTTGTATCTGTACAACCAATGAACTTGCCTTCTGGGCTAGTATTTTTCTTAGACTTCAAATATGGATCTGCTGTAAACGGTAGAGCTACAACTGATAGTTTATATGGAAAAGCTGGAAACGGATTTGCAGGAAACGAAGCTGAAGACGGTCTTTACGGAGCTGGTCAATTCGGTTACTCAGTAAAACCAAAAGGATCTGCATCTCACGCTATCGCATCTTCTGCAGCTGCTACTGTTAATGACGTAAACTTTTCTGGAAAAGAAGCTGGAAAAGATTTAATCGTAATGGATATTCCTGCTGATGCTGATAAAGAAGGTGTAAGAGCTTTCCAAACATCTTTAGCTGGTTTATTACCAGAATTTACAAAGATCGATGCTAACGGTAAACTAAACATGATCGTAGACACAACTGCTGCTACAGATCACACGTTAACTTACCACGTACAGCCTGCTGCTAATACAAGAGGTGACTTTGAAGACTCTACTGTACCAGGTGCTGGTGAAGTTTCTTCATTAGCTATCCCAGAGATTAACGTAGACATGAAATCTGAATCAGTTGTTGCTAAGACTAGAAAGTTAAAAGCACAATGGACACCAGAATTCTCTCAAGATTTAAACGCTTATCATTCAATTGATGCTGAAGCGGAACTTACTTCATTATTGAGTGAGTATATTTCAATGGAAATTGACTTAGAGATCTTAGATATGTTAATTTCAGGAGCAGATACTACTGAGTACTGGTCAGCAAATAACAACAAGGTATGGAGCGATGCAGCAAATAGCGGCGCTGGAGGATTTGTAACAGATCAATCTGATTTCTACAATACTCAAGGACAATGGTTCCAAACTTTAGGAACTAAAATCCAAAAAGTATCTAACAAGATTCACCAAAGAACATTAAGAGGTGGTGCAAACTTCCTAGTATGTTCTCCATCAGTAGCTACAATCTTAGAATCAATTCCAGGATTTGCTGCTAATACAGATGGTGACTCTGCAGAATTTGCTTTCGGAGTACAGAAAGTAGGTCAATTAAATGGTAGATTTAAGGTATACAAAAACCCTTACATGACTGAAAACGTAATCCTAACAGGATTTAGAGGTGGACAGTTCTTGGAAGCAGGTGCTGTATATGCTCCTTATGTACCATTAATCATGACTCCTCTAGTATACGATCCAGTATCTTTCACACCAAGAAAAGGTATCATGACTCGTTACGCGAAGAAAATGATCAGACCAGAATTCTACGGAAAAATCTACGTAGCTGATTTGGCAACAGTATAGTATTAAATACATACTGATAAAATTGAGAGGGGCTTTTTAGCCCCTTTCTTTTTGTACTTATCTTAACAATCGCTATTTATAGGTATAAACTAAAACGTTATTACGCATGGCATCTAACCATCATACGGACGATGTATTCGTCCAAAAGAGAAGACCTAAAAGACCAATTAAATTTCAAGTACAGCTTAATGAAGAACAAAAAGTAGCAAAAGCTTTGATATTAGACTCTCCCGTAACCGTATTAAAGGGTATGGCAGGTTCTGGAAAAACGTTGGTAGCAACACAAGTAGCACTGGATTTACTGTTTACAGGTCAAGTTGATAAGATTATTATAACAAGACCAACTGTGTCTAAAGAAGATATAGGATTCTTACCAGGAGATATAAGAGAAAAGATGGATCCTTGGTTAGCACCAATCTATCATAACTTATACATGCTGTATAATAAGGAGAAAGTCGACAAAGAATTAGAAAAAGGGAGTATCGAAATTGTTCCATTTGCATTTATGAGAGGTAGAACATTTGTTGACTCATTTATTATAGTAGATGAAGCACAGAATGTTACCCATAGTCAAATGGAGACTGTTATAGGTAGGTTAGGAAAAGGATCTAAAATGGTAATATGTGGAGATATGGCACAGATAGATCTTAAAGACAAAAGAGAAACAGGTTTTTCTTTCTTATCTAGAATAGAAGAAGAGGTACCGGGGTTTGCAACTCACGCACTTTTACATAACCATAGACATACAATTGTAGCACCTATCTTGGAAGTATATAAAACCTTCAGAGATTAGACACTATTTATATATAAACTACTACTATGGCTAATATTTCTATATGGGACGGTAGTTCTACATTTAGTGTAGGACAAACACCTTTCGGCTTTTACGATACAGATGCAGCATTTACAACAGATGCTGATAAAGTAGCAAAATTCTGTGCACAAAGACTTGGATTCCCACTAATGGATGTAGAATTACAATCAGGGTCTTTTTATGCATGTTTTGAAGAAGCAGTAACTGTATACGGAAATGAAGTATTCCAATATAAGATAAGAGAAAACTATTTATCTTTTGAAGGAGCTCCAACAGGCAGTACAGCAAACAATCAACTTGTTGAACCGAACATTAATCGTTTTGTACAAATAGCAAAAAACTACGGTACAGAAGCTGGTGTAGGAGGAAATGTAACAAAACATACAGGCTCACTAGAGCTTACCTCTTCTATTCAAAATTATGATCTTGATCAATGGGCGTTAGATAACTCAATTGAAGGAGGTATAGAGATAAGAAAAGTATTCTACGAATCAGCACCAGCAATATCTAGATTCTTTGACCCTTACGCCGGTACAGGTACTGGAGCACAAGGTTTAATGGAGTCATTTGGATTTGGAAAGCATAGCCCGGGAATTAGTTTTATGTTAATGCCTGCTTCTTACGATGTAATGAAAATGCAAGCAATAGAGTTTAACGATCAAATAAGAAAATCAGCATTTACTTTTGAATTAGTAAAAAATCAACTAAGAGTATTCCCAGTTCCTACAAGATCCGGTAAATTATACTTTGAGTATATGAAACTCTCAGATAAATCAGCACTTAACTTTGACAATAGTACAGGAAATATAACAACAGTATCAGAAGTACCATATAGTAACCCAGAATACGCACATATTAATAGCGTAGGAAGACAGTGGATATTCCAATTTACTTTAGCACTAGCAAAAGAAATGTTAGGGTACATTAGAGGCAAATATGCAACAGTCCCAGTACCGGGTTCAGAAGCAACTTTGAACCAAGCAGACTTATTAGCTGATGCAAGAAGTGAAAAGACGGAATTGCTTACTAATTTAAGAAGTATGTTGGAAGAAGCATCAAGAGGAGCACAGATGGAAGCACAAGCACAAGAATCTGACTTCCTTAGAGCTACTTTAGCTCAAGTACCAATGACAATACACGTAGGATAATGAAATTAATAACGATATTAGAGCAGATAATTTTTAATACCTATGAAGGTATGGTACGTATAATGTATCAAGAAGGTGAAAGCGAAGATTTAGCAGAGCTGTTACGTGCTTTACCGGGGGTTACCACTGTAACTAATGCAGGATCAGCATCAGAAATGTCAAGTATGACGTTTAAGATAAAGTTAATATCACAAAAAGGAGGAGAAGAAGCTTTTACCTCATTTAAAACTAATGCAAAAGAGAAGTACAGTAATATAATTAAGTTAGAAATCGCAGTAGAAACAATACAGGAAAAATAATGCTATTCGGAAGTAACAGAGACTTTGATTTATTTGTTAGTGTTAACAGAGAACTAATAAAAGACATTATTGAGCAAGAAGTACTATACTATAAGCTCAGTATTGCGGATACTAGTGTAAATATATACGGTGAAGCACTCCAGAAAACATACTTAGAAGCAGTTAAATTAAATTGTTTAATAACTAGAGGTGATCAAGTATACGATGTAGATGAATTTGGACCTGATTTAGGTAGGGAAGCATCATTTGCATTCCTTAAACCTGATTTAGAAGATATATCTACGGTACCAGAAGTAGGAGATATAGTAATGTGGCAAGAAGATTACTACGAAGTAGACGTAGTTAAGGAAAATAGCTTACTATTAGGTAAGGATAGTAAATATAACATCGATAGACCTGGAACACACGGTTCATCTATGTCAATTATAGTAAATTGTCACTTAACTAGAGCTGATAGAGTAGGACTTAATAGACAGAGAATGTAAAATGGCTAAAAGAAAGAAACCTGTACCAAAAAAACAAGCAGAGATAATGAGAGATCAGATATCTCCAGTGCTTCCTACAGGAAAACCTATTGTACCGAATAATAAAAAGAGAGAAAACCAACGTACTGTTAAAGGAGACAAAGTTAAACAGCTTACAATAGGTTTAAGAGATATAGATGAAACTATTATCTATTACTTTAATAATGTAATTAAACCATCAGTAATCCAGAACGGAAATAAAGGAACCGTACCAGTAATGTACGGATCTCCAGAAAGATGGAAAGCAGTACAGAAAGATGGCTTCCATAGAGATAAAAACGGTAAGATACAGGCTCCTTTAATTATGTTTAAAAGGGATTCTGTAGAAAAAAATAGAAACCTAGGTAATAAAGTAGATCCACGCAACCCGATTAGTTACGGAATATACAAAAAAGCTTTTTCTAATAAGAATATATACGATAAATTTAGTATATTAACTAATAGAGAACCTATTAAAGAATACTACGGTGTAATAATACCTGAATACGTTACTCTGACTTACTCTTGTATGATTTTTACGGATTATGTAGAGCAGATGAACAAGATAATAGAATCTATTAACTATGCATCAGATGCGTACTGGGGAGATGAAGAGAAATTTAGCTTTAGAGCTAGAATAGACTCATATACAACTTCTACAGAATTAACTCAAGGAAATGAAAGAGCTGTAAAAACTAATTTTACAATAGTAATGAATGGACACATTATACCAGATGCTATAAACGCTACTTTAGCAGGTATGAATAAATATTACTCTAAATCATCAGTTACTTTTGGGTTAGAAACAGCAGGTACATTAGAAACAATACAAGCTTCTGCTAGAACAGAAACTAAAGATGCAGATTATAGATTCTTTGATTCAGGTACCGCAGGTGTACAGAGTCAAGGTATGACAGAGAATCAATTAGACTATGTTACTACTAACTCTACTGTAGTAGCTAATTTTGCTACAAATAATGCAGCAATATTTCAAAATACTAAAGTACTTGAAGTACCTAACGGATTCTCATCAGGTCCAGAACGATTCTCTTTATATATTAACGGACAGTATATGTTACCGTCACTTTATACAGTAACACAAACAGGAAATGATATTAGTGTGGTCGTACAAACAGGAGCAACAGAGTATTCTTTAGATAACGGAGATCAAATAGTACTATCAGGTAAAATTAAAACTATAACATAACAGATGGCATTAATACATTGGAAACAGATTGATGGTGACTTAAGCGGCTCAAGAGTCTTAACAGGAAGTCTTGTAGTTTCTGGAACTATATCCGCAGATGAATTTATAGGTATAGATCCATCAGCTATATTTACCGGTTCCATATCAGCATCAGTATCTCCTACAGGGAATGTCTTTACAATTAAGAGCGGAAGTAATGATTTAGTTACTGTAGATGAAAATGGTAA